GACATATTCTTCATGATCCCCCAACTGATAAACCCATGACGTTTGATGATGAGCATGATATTTCTAATCTTGCAATTCATTTTGCACGTCAAGGGATTACCCACTACCGCACGGATTATGACACGGACCTGATAACTCGGAACTTGCAAAGTACTTCGTTTTATCATGCGATAAAGGACCTTGATTTTAATGATAAACCATATTCTAAGTTGACCTACTTGCGTAGTAAACTGATGAATAAACTGTATATTGACCAGCCTTATGACACCATCAAGTGCTTTTTGCGTTTGATGGTTTGTAACGGAACCCCAAAAGATATACAAGCCAAAATTTGCCCTGACTGCCGTGAAATGACTGAATATTTTATGTTCAATGGTTTCATGTTAGTACAACGCTGGTGTTGGTGCGATTTGAAGACACTTGGAACGACCCCGCAACAACGTGACATTGAAACTTACCCCCGTGTAGGAATTGATGTTAAATATGATCAGTTATGTGAAATACTCCAAAATAATAACGTTGAACACTTTAACCGAATGCTTACTACAGCATCCGGATCCGATAAAAGCGAGTTAGGATCCGGCTTTGTTGCCCAAAGTAAATCTAAGTTTAAAGCACAAGCTTTCCTTAATCATGATCATTCCCACACTGTTAAGATAGGAATGGATGATAGTCTTTCCAACTTCATCCAATCCTTATCTAACCAGATCCCCCAAGCTATTTCCCAAACTAAAGAATATCTTAGTACTGCTTGTAAACTCTTTCTTATCCTTCGAAATTTAGATGATATGACTTCCATTTCGATTACATTTATTGACTTACTTTTGACCTGGAATGTCCCCATGAAAATAGCATCTGCCGCTTGGGCTTGGATATCTGAACATTGCTCATGCTTGTTTGGATCTAAGTTCAAAGCTCAAATTGCTACTCCCATAAATACTAAAGCTCTTACTATGCTCATTACTTGCATTTGTGGTTTGTTAGGTTCTAATAAACTTCCATGCAAATCTATGATTACCACCGTACTTAAGAACTTAGGTGATGTAGGTCGTGCAACTCAAGGATACCGAGTTTTGTCTGAATGTTTCTCTCCCATCTTTAACAAGGTGTATAAAACTGTTTATCAATTTATTTTTGGAGTTCCTCCTGAACTTACAGATTTAGAGAGTATGCTTACAGATATACGACTTTGGTTCCTTGATGTTGAACGCTTGACCCCTCTTAGTAAACAAGACACTATTCCAACCGATTATAAGACAATTCGCGATGTAGAACGGATTTATAATAAAGGCTTAATGTTTTTACGCCAAATTGACATGCTTAAACTATCCCCTCCTGATAAAGAACCCTTCCTTAAGTATTGGATGCTGATGCAAAAGATTTATGACCGTGCAATAGCTCAAGGAGTTAGAAAATCCGAACCCCGTACTGAACCCGTTATTATTCACTTGTTTGGTTCTTCTGGTGTTGGCAAATCTGGCCTAGTATATTTATTAGCTCAGGATATTTGCTCTCAAGAAGGACTTGCTAGTGAGACTATGGATGAGACTTATTTTAGAAATGTAGAACAAGAGTTTTGGGATGGATACCATGGACAGATGGTATGTGTGTATGACGATTTCGGACAGATGAAAGACGTTCAAGGTTCTCCAAACCCTGAATTTATGGAAATTGTTCGTTGTCGGAATATAGCACCATGGCCATTGCATATGGCTCATTTAGAAGATAAAGCTAGAACGCGCTTTACATCGCGCGCTATAATATTGACCTCCAATGAATCCCACTACTTAACCCCTTCTTTGACTTGCCCAGAGGCATTTGATAGACGTTTAGATTTGAGTGCCAAAGTTAAGATTAAGAGCGAGTTTCTTATTCCCGGCACCGAAAGATTAGATCCTGATAAAGTTTCCAAACCCCTTGATGAAAATGTTTATCTTTTCTGTCTCCATGAGAATAAGAAACCCATGGTAGATAGTAAAGGTAAAGAGATTTGGCTTAATTATGAACAATTTTCCAAGATGTGTATTACTAAATATAATAAAATGTATTATTCTTCTAAGCGTCGACTCGAATGTCTTCAACAGCGTAGTCATGACCTTAAAGAAAAACCTTCACAACCGTCAATGAAAGCCCAAATAAATCTTGATGATATAACTGTAGATCGTTGTATTCAGGCAACCATATGGGTAAATGCTAGAGACCCTCCTAATCCTTTTAATAAGACCGCTTTAGTAGATGATAAGATACTAACTGAAATCCAAGAGAAAGAAATGTTAGAATTGGCTGTTAAGAGCGAAGATTATTATGAGTTCATGATAGCGGCTAGCGAATATTGTATAGCCAAAGAGATAGATTTGTTACGTGTTTTGTCCCCTGAAGAATGTTCTGTAGACTATAGAGCCATTCATCAATCTATCTATGATCGTAAATTAACAGAGAATAAGAGAGTTGGACCCATCCGCAATTATGTAGAATTTATGTTCGACCGTTTTAAGATGACTATAATTGATGCTTTCCACCGCATAAAGGATACAGTAGCTAAGAACTATATAACATTTGGTAGTATAGCTGTTGGTATAGTAGCTCTATACGGTTTGAAATCTTTCTTTGCTCCTAGTGAAGAAAAGAAATCCGCAGTTAGTAAACCCCTTAAACAACCTAACATGCCTCGTACCCAAAGAAGTAGTAGTGTTCCCCCCCGCCGAAATTCAGACATACCACCCATTACTGAATCCCGTGAAATAGAGAAAAGGAAAAGAATGCGCATTACAGCAGAGATGGATAAGCGTAAATGCACAGCCGAATCCCGTATAGAAGAGAAGAGACGACCAAAACGTGCTGTTGCCGAATTTTGGTTTTCTGGCCCAAAGTGCACTTGTGATGTTGATGCTTTGGCTAATGTATGTTTAGATGCTGTAATGGAAGCTATTCCCGACTTTGTAATGTCCGATGATAACTGTAAAGATAATGGAACATTGTGCTGGTCTTGTTTTACTTTTAGGCAAGGCTGTGAACAAGCTATAACTCCCGTTTTAGAAGCTAATTACCAGATGCGTTGTAGCATGGGCCGCCATGATTTAACCTCACTATGTATTAAAATTGAAGATACCTTAGCCGATCTTGTTGCAGATGAAATAAATAAACGTGAATTACCATATTTGAAAGCTGAGATGGCTCTTGATCAAAATTCCCAAGAATTGCGTTATGGACCGATAGTTAATAACCTGTATAGAATAAGAACTGTAGAAGAAACCCCTAATGGGTCGGTTTGGAAAGACCGAGTTAATGTGTTATTTGTACGTGGTCGTTTAATTTTGACCGTGCGCCATGTAGTTAGTTTCTTAAATGAAGAATGTTCTTTAGTTAATCCTTTTAATATAGATGGACTTCACTTTAAGAAGAGTGAATGTAAGATTATTCCCTTGACCACATCTAGGAATGAAGACTTAGACGCTGTATTAATAGAATTACCCCGTTCTGTTAATGGTCATAGAGATATTATTAAGCAATTTACTCTACAAGAAGATCTTTGTAAATTCTCTGAGATCCCTGGTAACCTTCCCCACTTAAGATACCTAGGACGACAAAATAGACTTCTTTCCTATAACGATTTTTCCCTCCCCAGCATAACCATATTAGATAGTATGGAATACACATTAGATGACCTGGATGGTACTAGTAAATCCATCCAATTACGACAAGGATATAGATATTATGCTGAGACTAGTGGTGGCGATTGTGGTGCTCCTTTACTTGCTTCTGCTCCTAGTTTATCACGTAAAATACTTGGTATTCATGTAGCTGGCTATAAAGGAGAAGCTTGGGCTGTTCACATTACACAGAATATGATAGAGCGAGCTTTACGAAATGTTTCTTTTGAAGCACAAATAAAGCTCGATTTACCATATACTGGTGAACATGTCGTTCCTGAAGGCAATTTTATGCCTATAGGAAAGTATCCCAATGTACTACCTCGCCCCACTAAGACTGAATTGAGACCTTCCCCTATTCATCAATTAGTTAAAATGCCCTTTAAACAACCAGCTGCTCTTAAACCCCTTGTCATAGATGGAGAACGAGTTGATCCATTAATGACAGGACTTAAGAAATGTGGTGTTGTTACCCCAACCATTGATATTATGACCCTCCGTAGATGTAGAATTGCATTGACGTCCTTCCTTAAGAAGGGCCGAAGTAAGAACTTTAAAGGTATTCTTACGGTTAGTGAGTCCATTAAGGGCTTACCCGGAGATGATTTCATTACCCCCGTTAAAAGACGATCTTCACCTGGCATTCCTTGGTGTTTCCAAACTGGCGGTACAGCTGGTAAACGGAAATGGCTTGGTGATGGTGAAGATTATATCTTAGACCACCCTGATTTAATTAACGCTTTACAGAAAAGATATGAACTTGCGTGCAAGGGTGAAAGAATGGAAACTATTTGGGCTGACACTCTAAAGGATGAACTTCGTCCTATAGAGAAAGTTAAAGCTGGGAAGACTCGCGTTTTCTCGGCTGGCCCAATGGATTTTGTTATTTTCATGAGGCAATATTATTTGCCTTTCTTTGCACACATGATGCGTAATCGTATTCATAATTTTTGTGGAGTTGGTATTAATGCCACTGGTGTTGATTGGGAAGTTCTTACCAAGAAATTACGATCCAAAGGTAGCAAAGTTGCTGCTGGCGATTTTCGTAATTTTGATGGTACAGAACTTGCTGAGATCCTGTGGGCTTGTTGTGACATCATTTGTGATGTCGAAGACGATCCCACCGACCCGGATAACGACCAAAATCGAAAGATACGTAAAGTTATTTTCTGTGAAATAGTGAATTCCATTCACCTTCACGGTAATAACATTTACGGTTGGAATCATTCCTTAACATCTGGAAATCCTGGTACCGCTGTTATTAATACCCTCTACAATGTTTTGAGTATGATGTATGTTTTCTGTAAAACTACTGATTATTCCCCCTCCTATTTCTTTGATCATGTATATATGGTCGCATATGGTGATGATAATATCATCAACATGTCTGACTTTATTTCCCCTATATTTAACCAAGTAACCATTACCCGTGGTTATGCCGATATTGGAATGGAGTACACTGACGAAGACAAAACTGGTAATATTGTACCTTTTCGTTCTCTTGCGGAAATTAGTTTTCTTAAGAGAAAGTTTAGGTATGATACAGATTTGTGTCGACATGTAGCTCCCTTGGACCTTGATACGATACTTGAAATGACAATGTGGGTCAGAGGAGATCTAGATCACAATGCTCGATGTGCCATTAACATAGAGCATGCATATCGTGAACTCGCTATGCATGGTCGTGATGTTTTTGAACATTGGAGTGTGATTCTGGATAAATTGGCTCACACCCACCTGACGAACCCTCCCATCCTATATGATTACATTGATTATGTAGGACAAGAATTTGAATGGTAAAGGCTCCCGGAATAGGGCTCTCTATCTACGGTGTAAAGTATGAGAGCAGCAAACCCCGAATCCGGGTTGCAACAGACGAGGGCTATTTAGCTCGATTACACACTGACGCGTCTGTAAATATAAGTCCTGTGTAACACCCATCATTCAGGTGGAATGAGTGAACCACTTGCTAGATGTAAAAATTACCCACTTGCTACAAATAATAAAGAATCCTCCAGTCCGTCCGGAACTACATCCGGATTCTCCAACGATGGAAATCTTGCCAACAAGAGTTCGATGAACACTATTGGTGACGTTTCCACCGCAATTGCCCAACCTGATGTAACACCAGAAACTCGTTCGCAAGAAATTACCGGTTTCATAGATGATGCAACGACTATGAATGCAAGTCTGCCCCATTTAGTCACTCCTTCACCCACAGTGATAAGTGATTCTATGGAATCCAGAATTCATACCATAGTTGATGTATTGTCTAGACCCGTTAATGTTGCGACCGGTATCTGGTCTACATCATCCTTACAAGGTAATACAATACTTTCTTTAGATTTTCCCCAAGCTATCTTTGATAAATCGGTGAATGTTGTTGATAAATTAAATTTCTTTGCTTTCTTTCGTGCAGATGTTTGCATAAGAGTTATGGTAAATGCCAATACTTTCCAACAAGGTAAGTTACTTGGTTATTTCACCCCTTTTACGCAATACGTCGGCGAACGTGCTAACGTTTCTAATTTCTTAACTTCAAAAACAGCATTCCCCCATGTTATTATTGATGCTTCCACTGGTAATTCGGCAAACCTTGTTATACCGTATGTAGCTCCATATTCCTCTTATCGACTCTTCGATAAGACAGGTAATATAGGATCGTTTTTCCTCGTAGTTCTTAATGAACTATTCCAGGAGAATGCTACGTATACGGTACAAGCTTGGTTTACGAATATCTCAGTTGACCTTCCTTCCGGCCTACTGAATAACCTTACCCCAACTTCCACTATACTTAACGATGTGCGACGCGCCATGGACCAACATGGTGAAGAGCGTGTCACTTTACGTGTAAATAGAATGCTAAGTAAGTTTAAGGCTCAAGTGGCAGGTGAAGCTGAACAAAAATCCTCCGGGATTATCAGCTCCACTTTCCACCAAATTCATGAAATAGCGAAGTTAGGAACCAATATCCCAGTTATAGCTGACGTTGCAGCTCCTGTTTCTTGGGTTGCCAAAGCCATTGCTGCTGTTGCAGAATACTTTGGTTATTCCAAGAACCAGGATCTGAAAGGTCTCTATAAAATGGGACAAGTCCCTGCTTACGGTTTCACTAATGCAAGCGGTCTCGATAGTGGTACTGTTCTGGGTTGCACTCAGGACAATTCTATCGAACCGCGTGGTGACCTTTTCGGCTCCGCCGTGGACGACATGGACATTAGTGCAGTTTGTGCCCGCAGATGTTGGGTAGATTCATTTACAATGACAACTACCTCAGCTGTTGGGGATGAACTGTACTCTTTTCCTGTTGCCCCCGGTTGGTGCAAATACGAATCCGAAGAAAAGTGTTACCAACCCACCACTACCGCTTTTGTTGCTTCTATGTTTAACTTCTGGCGAGGTGGCCTTAGATATAAAGTACAGGCTGCAAAAACAGCCTACCATTCTGGTAGAGTACGCATTGTCTATATACCCGGTTCATTCAATAGTTCAGTTGATTCAGCTGAACAGGCGTATAACTGGGTGTTTGATTTGCGTAATCAATCAGAAATAGAATTTTCTATCCCGTATAATAATATTTTAGAATGGCAACCTTGCAATTTAACTAATCAAGTAGAATCGCAAACTAGTATAGGTACTATCCGTATAGAGGTGTTTAACCAGTTACGTGCTCCTGATTCTGTTCTCGATCGTATCCAATTTAATATTTGGATCGCTGGAGAATCGGATCTGCAGTTCGCTGTGCCAACATTTCAACGGTATGTACCTTCCCTTCCTAACACACCTGTCTTTAAAGCCCAAGTTCTTGGGACTGCACAGGATCAAGGTTTCAATGATATGGTTGATAAACCACGTCTTTTTGAAACTAGTCACACTAATAAGATTGATCCCTGCAAGTACTCTATAGGTGAATATGTATCCAACCTTAGATATTTGACGCGTAGGTTTGCTCCTACACAGAATATCGATAATTTAAGTTCTGGACCAGCTTGGTCTTTCCCTAATTATTATTTTGGATCCGCCTTTAATCCAGGCGGAGTAAGTCCTGATGATATTACTAACTTTAAAATAACCCCAGTTGAATATATTTCATTTCTCTATAGATTCTTTAGAGGTGGAATGCGTTGGAAGGCAATGTATAGCGGTCCGGTTACTGCGGGTGGTTATCAAGAGTTTTTATTAGCTCATGGTTTACCAACCGCAAGAGAAGCTAGTTCTATTACCACTTCATTGTACGAAAGATTGTTTAAATCTACTAATACTTTTATCCATAGAACTTTTAATACAGTAAATCCCGTTGCTGAAGTTACGGTTCCTTTCTATAGTCAGGTTCCCGTTCGCGCCATTGTTGGTACGGACGTGTCTCAACCTACCTTTTTGGAAGATTCCGCAACTGTCTATAAAGTACAGACCTATTCCGGATCTGGATCTGACAACGTGGAAATCTTCCGGGCCGCTTCCGATGATTTTTCATTCGGATGGCTCGTTGGACCACCACGTCTCAGACCCAGAGATGGATTGGGTTTCCAACTAGACTTCTCTGGACTGACTGCAGTTGATCTTGTCTATTCCAATGGTAATTTCTTAATTGAGAATTTACCACAGGAAGGGACTGAACCGCTGCCAGTTGGTAACTATAGGATCGTGGCATCAACTGCCGAATCAATACCTGTCCTGTTCAATAGTGCTGCTGGGACTATAACCGAATTGTATCCGACAACAGATTATCTAATGATATCTGTTTCAGATCCAAACAGTTATAGTCTCCTCAATAACCAAGCTATTGAACCAGCCACTTCAACCGGTTACAATGAAGCCTTAACTTTGGCTTCATTGCAAGGGTTAGGTGTTGTCGGCTTTGATCTCGTTGAGGTGTAGCAAAGTACGGCTGCGTACATAACAGTTAAGCTTCTTTATAAGTAATTTTAATTTGATCACTAATTGGCTCTTATAATTCGCTACATATAATTCGATCACGC